GTGCTGACCACGACATTTTTTCTCTCCATATAAAATAAATTTGCAACAAGGGGATGACATGGCAAGGAACAACGAGCGGGGGCGACTCACTCCAGAGGAGAGGAGCCAAATCATTGAGAAGTACAATCAAGGTGGACACACATATCAATCCATCGCTGATGAGTATCGGGTTCACAAATCCACAGTCGCTCGAATACTCAAACGACCTCAACCAATTGTCTCCACATTGGAGTCCACAATCACACCACAACAGCCAATCACCACCAATGATGATGGAGAGGTGGAAGTGGATCCGGTTTTGTTCCGTCAATATAAACTATGGGAGATCAGTCAAGACATTGAGGCGACTCGTCAAAGAGGGTCCCACCATGCGCTCCCACAATTTCACCGTCTCCACCTTCAAGTCCATGACGAATGGGTCCAACTCAAAAAGGAGATGGAAGAGTTTGACAACATGACCAACCCGGATGAGGTCATCCATCAAATCGCCATGGCGGTCCAAGGTCTCCCACCAATATTGAGAGATCGGTTGGAATCATTGTTGAGTGGTGATCCAAAAGTTATCCACCTCAACCGTGGATCATGATGGACCTTTCCAAACTCAAAGCCATCGCCAAAGGGACCTCCCAACTATTGGAGGAGTCAAAAGCCAATCCGATGTCCTTTTGGAGACCGACAGCGGTCCAGGAGCGTGTTTTACGTGATCCATCCAGGTTGGTTCTCCTTAGAGGTGGGAACCAAATTGGAAAAACGGCGGTGGGAGCGTATGAAACGATATGTCATTGTATTGGTCGCCATCCATACAAACAAATACCACCACCACCAATCGAGGCGTGGGTGATTTGTCACTCATGGGAACAATCACGGACCATCATGGGAAAATTCCACGAGTTGGTCCCAAAATCGGAACTCCATCCAGATGTTGAGTTTGTCCATGGGAAGGGCTACCGAGGGACCGGCGCTCCAATAGTCCGTTTTAAAAACAATAGTTTGGTCCGGTTCAAAACCACCAATCAAGGGACTCTCGGATTGGCCAGTGGATCGGTGGATTATATATGGGTGGACGAGCCTCCACCGCCGGTGGTCTTTGGAGAGTTGAGAGCCCGTATCACTCGGACCAATGGACGGATGTTGTTTACACTGACACCGATTGGAGCACCGGTCCATTATCTCAAAGAGATGGTCAATGATGGTGTCATATCGGAGCACGTTGGAGTCATGAGTGTGGAGAACACCACACCAAAAGGATGTAAACCAATGATGACGGAGGAGGAGATCGAATCTCTTAGGATGTCGTATCTCCCTATTGATAGAGACGCTCGAATAAATGGAGATTGGGATGGTGGAGTCCCAGAGGGTCGGATCTTCGATAAGTTTACAGACGACATGATCAGTGACCTCACACCGGATCCGGACCGTGAGTATATTTGGACCATTGGCATTGACCACGGTCATGACATCGCCTCTCAAGTAGCGTTATTGTGTGCTGTGGATGTGACCAACCAATCAAAACCGGCGATATATGTGGTGGATGAGTACGTGGCAAGTGGAGCCAAAGCGGAAAAACACGCCAAATCCATTTTGGCGATGATCAAACGTAATGGATTGGAGTTAGCAAATATCCAACGATGGACGGGTGACCGCTCCCATGGTGGATCAAAACAAAACGGTGGAAGGATGTCCAATACCATGTTGATGGCTGGTTTTAATCATGTTTTGAAGTATCCCAAAGGACAACTCCCATTCACAATCCGCACCGCACACAAACCGAAATATAGTGTATATTATGGATGTCAATCCATACATGAGTTGATGTGTGACAACCGATTCCAAATATTCCCACGATGTGAGCGGACAATCAAATCACTCAAGTTTTGGGCGTTGAAAAAATCGGGAGGCATGGATACAATGAGTGAATGGAAACATACTATTGACGCGTTGCGTTATGCCGTCATGCCCATCATTGATGTCCAATATCGCTCTCCAAAAACTTCCAAACTGAGATTCCGATGATCACACAATCAAATATCCCTCCACTTCCAGTCCAGAAAGATCCAGCAACTCAAAGAAGAGTTGAACACACAGCATTGAGAAAAAGGATGTTGACAGGGATGTGGCTCCAAGATTTGATTGACGCCATTGGTGATCACATACCCCAATCACGTCAAGCCGCCTGGGGTGTTCCAGATATGTCCTCCAATATCTTTAAAGCCTCGACGAGTGCTTTGTGTGGATTGTACATGGAACCGCCATCCATTGGAGTCAATGAGACCACCGAAGGAGAGACGGATGGTTTGGTTGGACGTAATGGATTGATAAACAAAGCCGGATTATGGCCGCTCATGCAACGGGTCCAATTTTACACACTGGGATTGAGAGAGACATTTTTGAGGGTAGACATCACGGATGATGGAAATGGTTTATTGTATCGGATTGTCACACCTGAGATGGTGGAGGCGGTGGCGAGTGCTGGAGATCCATCCAGACCTCACACCATCAAAGAGACACGATTGAGATATTGTGAGATATGCCAAAAATATGAGTGGACGGTGGACCATCTCAGTGTTGAGGATCCATCCAATCCAATCTATGAGATTTACACCATCAACTCGAATGGTGAGAAGGATGAGGATGTGACCGAAAAGTATTTGACATCCAACATGAGTGGAGAGTCATATCCATATCGAGACTCCAACGGCGCTCCCTTCCTTCCATATTCTTTGTATCATGCTGAGATCCATGGTGGACTTTTTGATCCATACAATGGGAGAGAAGTGGTTGAGGGTGCTCTTAATGCTAGTGTTTTATATACTTATTTCCTCCACCTCTCCCGCGATTGTTCACATCCTCAACGGTATATCCTGGGATGTATGCCGGCCGGTCTCGATGTCTTAAATAATAACATTGATTCCAGACGGTCAGCTATTGCAACGGACCCAGCGTCCATCCTTGTATTTTCACCCGATCCCGATTTGTTGGCGGGACAAAATCCACAGATTGGACAATTCCAAGCGGGTGGCGATGTCTCACAAATGTTGGAGGCCATCACCGTCTATGAGAGACGGTTGGCGACCTATGCCGGGATCAATCCAGCCGATGTCCAAAAGATGAGCGGTGATCCTCGAAGTGGTTACGCCATCGCCATCTCACGATCATCATTGAGAGAAGCACAAAGAAAATTCGCCCCGTCCTTCCGTATTGCAGATATCCAAACATTGGAGATCAGCGCCAAAATTGCCAATCGTTATTTGGGTACATCCTATCCAGAGGATGGGTATCGAATCGAATATCACGCCATACCACTCTCACCAACCGAGTCCAAAGAACAACGCGAGAACATGTTGGCACTATTGGCGGCGGGTCTCATTTCAAAAGTGGACGCCATCAAAATCCTCCATCCGGATCTTGATGACATTGACGCCCGTAAAATGTTATTGAAAATCCAACAAGAAAATTTAACTTTCTAACAACTCGACAAAGGGAAAAACCATGAGTAAAACCAAAATCATTGAAGGTGTGGAGTACATCCAAAAAGAACATGTGGACGAAATAGTCCGTCAACGTATCGCCAAATATTCCGAAAGGATAGCCCAAACGGAATCCAAGTTGGGAGAGTATGAGAGTGAGTTGGACGCCGCACGAGCCAAAATGGGATTGGTGGACAACCTCACCAATCAAGTGGAATCCCTTCAAGGTGAACTCCAAACAGCTCAATCCAGGTATGACCGCCACACCACGATATCACAATTTGGAATCAATGACGGTGATGTGAGAGATATGGTGGAGTGGCAATATGACCGCGCCATGTCCAACCGTTCCAAAAAGGATCGAGTGGATTTGGGCGAGTGGTTACAGACCATCAAAAGTGATCCCACAACCGCTCCAAGCACATTGAGACCATTCTTTGAGACTCAAGTGGATACACAACCACCAACGCCATCAAACGAGCCTCCACCGCCATCACAAAGCCTCCAACATACAACACCGCCACCATCCTCCAATAGAGGTGTCCAAAGTCAAGCCACAGCCGCTCCCAATGACCTTTTGAGTCGTGCCACAGATCCAACCTTTTACGCTCAGAACCGTGACGCAATACGTGAGGCATATTATTCCAGACTGGGACAAACTCCACACAAATTTTGAGAGGTGATGGATGGCGACATTTAAATACTCGGACGGCGCTGGAGTACCCAACCGCCATGATTTTACCAACCTCTCCACCATCTCCGTGACTCATGGATTGGGCTACACACCAAACGTGTGGATCGTCATTGATGGTGTGGAGGTGTATGGCGAAATCACATACAATAATCTTTTGACATTTACCGTCATTTTTCAGACGGTGGAGACTGGGGTGATATATTACAGATGATCCACATCCATGGTGGATCCTAGTTAACAATATTCCCCAAGAGGTAGAACATGGCTCAAAGATTTTTGGCTCCTGAACTTATCGCCGAAGGCGTTATCAAACAAAAAGGCACGGTATCACATGACGAACATTTGATCACTCGTGGTTATTTACACTCAAACGTACTCAATGGAATCCATTCGGACAGTGCCAATTATTTGGAAGTTGTGTCGGATGGTGGTGTCAACAAACTGAAGGTCAAGCCGTTGACCGTGACGGATGTGACTGTTGACTCAACTCAAACATCTCTCGCCAACTTCATCACCAATGTCTATACTGGATCAAACTTCCAAGAGGGTGACATTGTATTTTTGGCGGCTACGTCTCCAATTGAGTCATATATCCATAATGGTGGAACCGCTGGAACCGCTGACGATTGGGAACTCATCAACAGTGGTTTGAGTGACGCACAAATCCGTGCAAAGTTTAGCGCCTCCAGTGGTATTGATTACAACTCATCAACTGGTGAGTTTACAGCAGACCAAACCGAGATCAAAGGATTTTTCTCCGCTGGTACTGGATTGGCTTACTCGGATGGACAATTTTCTTTGTCGGCTACTTCGGATCAAATCACCGAAGGATCTAACAATTTATTCTACGCTGACAGTTTGGTTGACGCTCATCTTTCAGGTGGTCAAGGCATTAATTACAATGCTGGTGTAATCTCATTCGATGGCGATACGGACGACGTGAGCGAGGGATCTGGTAATCTCTACCACACCGCCGCTCGCTCGAGATCCTCTTTGTCTGTAACCGCCGCCGCTGGTGAAGATGTCCAACTCATGACCTACAACTCCGCAACTGGTGCGATGAGTGTTTTGTTGTCGGATGTATTCAATGAGTTTTCAGCCGGTACCGGTCTCACTTTTGATGGTGGTGAATACTCATTCACGGGATCGACGAGCGACGTGAGCGAGGGAACAAACCTCTATTACACGGACGCTCGCAGTCGTGCGGCGATCTCGGTTGACACGGATGGTTTGGCTTACAACTCATCAACTGGTGTAATCGCCTTAGATGCCGATACTGACGACATCGTAGAAGGTTCTAACCTCTATTTCACGAATGCCAGAGCCCAAGCCGCTATCAGTGCGGATCCAGCGGCTGGAAACCTTGTAAGCGTTACCAATGGTGAGATCCTTTTGGCTGTTGGTGACCTTCGTCAAGAATTCGCCAATCAATCATTGACAGCCAACACGGCTTTGGCATTGACTCACAATCTCGGTAAACAACTGGTCCACGTGAGCGCTATGGATGGAGATGGTAACAAAGTGGAGTTGGAAATTACATACACCAACGCCAACTCAGTCTCAGTCAAATCAACTGTTGGCTTGACTGGTATTGACATCGCCGTATCAATCTAACTGATACCCCTCAACCCCATACATTTGGAGTCACTCATTTGGGTGGCTCCTTTTGTTTTTTTACTTCGATCTATTGATGACGATGTGGAGGGTGGATGATCCTGATTGGGTAGCCACCAAAAGGACTCGATTGGATTGACGTCCAATCTCCATGGGTATCTCCAAAAGGTTATTGGCTGGTATAAAAACATAATCAATCACACCACCATCACCAAAAGAATCTCCATCGCTTCCATCATTGCCACAATATAAAGCGGCTGGAGACCCAATGGATACCGCGGTGGCCCCATTTGGGAGAATGATTTTGGACGCCGTGTTTGAGACATCCAGGGTTTTAAATTTTGGATATGTGTTGACATTGGACAAGTCATGTGTGGCCATGGTGTACTCCCTTTGATGTAAAAATGACATGTGGTGTCATTGTGATAACACCATATCACAAAAATGGGTATACTACACCCAACCACATATCACCATTTTGATGGATGATGGGAGTTGGTTATTGTCGGATAGGTTCGCAACCGTCAACAGCGTAAAATCTGACCCATCCAAACAAAACCAAAAACCAAATTTTGTGAGAATATTATGAGTACAATTAACTATTCGGCGCTCGGAAACCTTCGTCTCGCCGCAATGATTGAGAATGAAGTCCGCGCCATATTGGCGGACCAAGCTTCCATCCGAAATTCTGGCGCCCTTTTATTCGCTGGGGATGTTGCCGGAATCGGATCCAAAGTGATGCGCATGAGATACGCGGATTGGGGAGCCTCGACACCGTTTGCAAGTGCCACAGATGGAACAAGTGTAACGGCGAGCGCGTTAACAGCTTCAACCGTAGATATCACCGTGGGCCGCTCGGCTTTACGTTATGACATTTCTGATCTCGCCTCGATGACGGGTTTGGGAATGGACGTTGATCCATTTTCTCTCGCCAACAAAATGGCGATGAGTGCAGAGGCACGAATCAACGCCATCATCACTGCAACTTTCGCAAGTGCTTCCAACTCAGTTGGGACCACTGGTGTGGACATGAGTGTTGATGACTTTTATGACGCTATGTTTCAACTGGAGAGTGAGTCAAACAATGGAGAATTCTATTGTATCCTCCACCCACAACAGTTGAGTGATCTACGTGATTCACTTCGTAGCGAATCAAACAACGCTCTCGCATTCTCACCAGCGACCGAGGACATGTTGGCAATCAAAGGTCAAGGATTCGCCGGCCGTTTTGGTGGTGTTGACATTTTCAAATCTAGTTATGTAACCGAGTCCGGTGGTAACAAAATCGGCGCCATGATGTCTCGTGGTGGTATCGCTTACGCTGTTGGTACTCCTCGCCCGTTGGCTGGTGCTGGTGTTGAAATCCGACCAGCGGGGACACCCGTTGTGATCGGCTTCCAACGTGACGAAAGCGCCGGTTTGACCGAGGTTGTCGGACATTTGTATTGTGGAGCGGCTATCACCGAAGACGCTCGAATCGTTAAGATTGTCACAGACGCATAATTTGACAAAATGATGAGTGGGTGGAGGGTTTATATTCCCTTTGTCCTTCCATTCACTCTCCTTTTATTGGAGAGTGGGTGGTATCATCAAAATCATAAACACATATCAACAAAGGGAAAAAAGATATGACAACATTTACACCCACAACATGGACCGGAACGAAAGCGCCGGCGGAAAATCCAAAAATCAAGATTTTACCCAATGCCCCATTTTATCTCCTACACCATCCCTTTTCATGGGAGTTGGTCAATGTTGATGATGGTGTGTGGGAGTGGCTTCCAACCTTTGGACAGTTATATGAGATAGCTGGTGTCAATGGTGTTGAGGATACCCCAAGCGGTCCAGATTCCACCATGAGCCGTATGAGATTGATGGACGGTGGACAAACTATCATTGACCGTGAGTTTGGTTATGTTGCACGATATGAGACCACGTATGGTGGATATTTTTATTGTATGAGGTGGGATGTACCTAAGGTCATTGGATCAAAGGTATTTTGGAACCATGACAAAGATGGATATAACGATTGGAGACGAGAGTTGATTGGTTTGGGTATCATTGACAAACCAGAGATCGAGGTCATCCAATCCAAAATCGCTTTGTTGGATCGAAAGATTGACCGCCGCCTCAAACTCCAACACATCCCAGAGATCAAAAAAGAAATCGATGGATTGTATGGATTGAAAAAACAAATGAGAGATAGTTTTGAGGCAATGCACAAACCCAAAACAAAATCCAAGTCAAAATCAAAGGGAGCGTAATTATGTCTATTTCAAGAGACCAGGTTGAAAGAGTGACAAATCGAATGTATGAGGACGCAAAAAAAAGCGGTCGAGATGTCACACGTGAGACGGTTCGAAAAGAAGTGGTCAAACGAGCACAAACCCAAAACATAAAAAAATCCAAATAGGAGACCATCATGGCTTATAACGGAAAACCATTTTTTAAAATACCTCGTCCACTTTTGTTGGCTGGTGGTTTGGATGTCCAAACTCTAGCCGGGAACATTACATTGGTTGATAAAGACTCATTGTTTCAAGTGTTGGATGCTGATGGAGTCAATCGCAATGTTTTACTCCCACCAGAAAAGGACGGTCGAGTTTATTTCATCAAAAACGCTGGATCATTGGGTGACCTTGCAATCCAAGACTCGGCTGGTGGTGGTGTGATCACATTGTCTCCAAATGAGGTGGTTTTGTTGGGATCATCAGATAGTTTGTGGTATGTTCTTTTAAATGTGAACAACCTATAAATGGATAAATTATGGCGACTGAGAGACTATATTCCCCACGTATCCGTATCCATGAGGTCCTTGAGAGGTCTCGTGGATGCACTGTGGATCTCCCCATCTATCGGGACAACGCGTTGGTATCACCTACCGCCGCTTTTTTCCGATTGGAGGATCCCAATGGTGATGACGTCATCTCTCGGACTTCCGTGTCAATCGTTGCGAATGTGGCCACATACACAATCTCACCAAGCGAACTCCCCAACACACTCAATTTGAGTGATGGATATGTCCAATGGTGGGAGTTGACCATTGGTGGAGTGGTCCATACATTTAAAAAACCCACAGCCATCGCCTTGAGTGCTTTGTATCCTGTGATCAGTGATTTGGATTTGGAGGCGGAATATTCCGATCTTGCTTCAATCCGTCCATCCTCATTGGGTTCCACCTATCAAACATACATTGACGAGGCATGGATACAACTCATCCAACGTGTGAGAGATCAAGGCAATATTGAGTATTTGATCATGTCTCCACAATCGTTGAGATCATGCCACAAAAATCTCACCTTTTATCTCATATTCAAAGACATGGACTCCAGCGGATTGGGCGAGGGACGGTATTTGGATTTGGCAAAAACCCATCGTAAGGAGATGGAATTTGACTTTAAGCGGTTGAAGTTTACATATGATCAAAACCAAGATGGACGAGTGGATGACAAAAATGGCCGCCGTGCCAATCTGGGAGTCATCTACACCAGCGCTCCACCAATATGGTATCGGAGACGCTAAATGGTCGTATCACTTGCCACAATACGTCAACGATTCGCCACGATGATTGACAGTTTGAGCGGATTTGATGAGAGTCGTAATCCATTCGACGGATATGGACGGTCACCCAATACGGTCGCTCACAAGAGATTCATGGTGGGTATACGATCGGTCACCAGTCGTGACGATGATCGTCAACGTCGTGGAGTGGGTGTCATGTCCTCCACTGAGGTGATGGTCCGTTATGCCTATCGAATACGACCAAAGGACCAAATTGAGAGTTTTGATGACGGTTTGGACAGTGCTCAAACGGTTATCAATGCCATCACCAAACGATCCACACCTCTCCACGATGAGATCCAAATCCGCTTTGGTGGGATGGACAATGAGTTGAGTGATAGTGGAGAGTGGATGTCAATTACATTGTCCTTTGAAGTGCTACACTATTTATATCTAACCTAACACAAAACACATTAAGGAGGCTATCATGGCCGATTCTGTAGTTGTCTCAACACGTCGAGACGGTAAAATCACAATCACGGACGGAGCGGCGTCCAGTTATGAGGTATCATTTGAGGTGGGTGACTTCGCTAGTGCCGAGCCCGGCGCCGATCGAGTGGTGGTCCGAGATCGTGGAGCCATTGTGGGCTTGCGTAAGGGTGACGATCCAGTGATCAATATCTCTTTTTCAGTACACATGAGATCATTAACAGACTCCACAGCTGACAACCTCATGGATCGTATTTATAACCGCGGTTTTAATGGTGGTTCTCTTACTTCAACCGGTGGGAATGGTTATGAGCAATTTTTACAAACTGTAATTTTTGAAGTGGACACTTCAGCGATTGCCGGCAAAACATACACAGCCACATATTCCAAAGTATATTTGGAAGTGTCTAACCTCTCAGAGAGTGCAGATGGAAACACTATTGAAGTGACTGGAGAGGTTTATGGTGGAGTCGCTTACGCTGATGCATAAAAAAAACGAGTAACAAAGGGAAAACTCATGGAAAAATTAACACTGACAACATTTGGAGAGATGGAGTTTGTCAAACCACCTCTCTCCACATGTTTTGATATTGTCTCAATGTGGAGCGATGACCAAACACGAGCCGCCATGGGTCGTGTTTGTGCTATGGCTTTGTGTATTTGTCTTAATGACTATCGACTCCCAAAGGTTCGACACCTGGTGGATGTTCACAAATATGGTTCCACGTGTTTGGATACCCTTTTGGGCGCTGGTGTCCCTGTCAATGAGATTTTGGAGATTGGGATGATGTGTATTGGAGAGATGGCGAAATCACTCCCATCATCACAAGAGGTCCAAGATACTGGAAATTTTACCGAACCACCACAAGTGGAGCCATAGAGAGGACAGGATTTGCAATCTCAAGGTTTTGGAATCGTGATCCATATTGGTTCCAATCATTGGATAAAGATCTTCAATCTCGTCTCTATGTTGATTTTATGATGTCCAAAGAGACTCCCCAAGAATCAAAGCGTAAAAAGGTCGAGGCACAAAAACAAAAAATCAAGCGTTGGAGATCAAATGAGTAAAGTGTTGAGATATGGAAAAGGGAGAGGGACCATTGAGATTGATGGATCCCAACGTGATCTCATATTGGGCACGATACGAGCCGCCGATCCATCCATTGTCAAGGTGTTAGAACAAACCACCGAAGAACTCGCCAAAAAAAGTGAAGAGAGGTGGTTGGTCCGTCAACCAAAATATGGAGAGTCCAAAGGGTCCAAAAGACTACACAAAACCGGTCTCCGTATCATTCCACCATATACCATCGAGGCTTTTGTGGAGAATACGGCGGAATATGCGTGGGCGATCAAAGTGGGTCCAACTTCCACCACCAACATCCGTCAAGGGAGACGATTGGCCAATGTGGTTTTGTGGTCACCAGCTCGTCGAGGTACTCAAAAAGTCATTGAGGCCATCGCCAATGAAACGGTCAAACGGTTGAGGAAAATATGAGGGAGTTTGTCAAAAACATGACAGCACGTGTCAAATGTTTTGGGTATGGTGTATTGATCATCATGGCGCTCCTAGTCGTCATCATTGGAGAGAGATATGGCCGACGTCAATAAAAGTGTAGCGATTAATTACAGCGCCTCAACCGAGCAATTGGAGAAAGCACTTAAGAAGATCCCAAACATCACGGACAAAGAGGCGACCAAAGCCGCTGGAGAGTTGGACAAAAATTTCAAGAAAATGGAAACCAGTGCGGATAAGACATCCAAATCCGTCTCCAAAAAAATGAAATCCATGGGGAAATCCATGGCAATGGTTGGCGCAAGTGTGGCGGCGGTGACTGGTGGTGTGGTTCTATTATCCCAAAAATTTGCAGACCTCACCAATGAGTTGGTGGACGCTTCCACCAAAACAGGGATCGCCGTGGATACGTTGGCGGGATTAAGACTAGCCGCCGAGGGATCGGGTTTGGCTTTTGCCAATCTTGAGGGTGGTTTGATAAAATTCCAAGGTTCAATGGATGCGGCCGCAAGTGGTTCCAAAAACCTTGAAGACACATTTAATCAACTTGGAATCAGTGTCAAAGATTCCAATGGTGAATTGAGAGATGCGGACACGGTATTCAATGAGACCGTGAGAGCCTTGGGAGCCATGGAAAACCAAACCCAGCGGAACGCCATGGCGATGGAGTTATTTGGACGCCAAAGTGGACCAGCGCTCATCCAATCGGGTGCCCTTGACAATCTCGAATCCATGACCGCTTTGGCTCGTGAGTTTGGTGTGGCTATCAATGAGGATGGGATCAACTCAATGGCAAATTTCCAAAGAGTAATGGCGGAATTCAAAACTGTTTCCATGGGAACACTCCAAGAAGTCATGGGAGCCATATCGGGTCCAAACTCCATCAACATGGGACTCCAAGGAGCCTCCCAGGCTGTGGTATTTATGGGGTCAGTATTTGGGACCGTATTGGGAACAATATCCCAAGGATTTGAGAATGTAATAGGATTGATTCAAATCGCAACGACCGCCATGGCTGGAGATATGGATCAAGCCAATGTCCTTTTGGGTGATCTCAATCGTGAGACCCACACCGCCGTGGACAATCTCTCCAATGTGTTTGAGATAGCCAATGAGAAATTGGATCGATTCAATGAGTTATCATCATCATCATTGGGTCCACAAACGATGTCTCAAACTGCTGACAGTGCGGACCGAGCACAAAAGAACATCAATAAAATGGGAGACGCCACAAAAGCGCTCATCGAGTACAACAAACAACTCAACACCCAATTTGATGAGTCGGTGGATGTCATTGATGATTTGACGTTGAAAGTATCCGAAAGATTAACTCCAGAGTATGAAAAACAGCGTCGTGCGGTCCATGAGTTGGGTGGAGAGATACGCAACCAAACCAAAGAACTTGATTATCAAATGGGAGTCCTATTGGATCAAGCCGCCACACGTGAGTTGTCAGTTGATGAACAAGAGCGCCTCAATCAACTGGTGGATGAGATCAACATTTTGGAGGATTTGGGAGCGGAAAACAGACGAGCCGAGATCAAAGAGATGACCGAGTTGAGAGATGAGGCATATCAAAAGCGACTTGATCAAATCCAAAGTGAGAAGGATTTGGAACTACAAACCCAACAAATGATCATTGATAAATACATGGAAAAAATATCCATGATTGAGTCAATGGGTGGACAAATCTTTGAGGCTTTTGGAGCCATCTCCCAAGCCTTCTCAGACATCAATCAAAGCCAACTTGACCAAATCAAATCCCAAGTCGATGAGGAGACCAAAGCGATTGACGAACTATACAAACGAGGTGAGATCAGCGCCAATGAGGCCGCCACCACAAAAGCGTCCATCGAAAAGGGATACCAAGACCAACAAAAAGAAATGAAAATGAGAGAGTTTAAGCGCAACAAAGCCGCCACCATGGCGGAGATCGCTTTTAAATTAGCCGCCGGTATCGCTCAAGCGTTGGTCCTTCCACCGGTCGCCCGTGGTGTACGTATCGCCACATTGACAGCCATCGCCGGCGCACAAACCGCAAGTATCGCCGCACAACAGCCACCAAAATTCGACGTGGGTGGAATGGTTGGACAATCGGATGGTGGGCCGGATGTTGTCAATGCTAACCTTTTAAAAGGGGAGGCGGTTTTGGATCGATCCACCGTGGATCGTTTGGGTGGTGAGAGAGGTGTCCAAGCGCTCCAAAATGGTGGTGGTGTTGGTGATAGGGTTGTGATAATACAACCATTTAAACATATTGACAGATACAACCGAGCGATGACCCAACGGATGAGTCAACGTGTTGGAAGTGGAGGATACTGATGGCCAATATAACACCGGATAACATACGTGGATTTTTGGTCCCATTCAAACTCACACCGGATCACTTTTGGAGTGACGAGTCAACATTGACCCAAAATGGGTCATTGGCTGGTATTCCAGTATCAAATAACAACTCACCATTGGTGGTGACTTCCAAGGGTGTCCAAACTCAAGATATCGAGATCAAAACCCATCAACCTGGACACATCCAAGACGGCGCGGGATTTGTTTGGAGATATGATGGTGATACCAATTATTATGGTCATGAGACACCCGCCAAAGTGATGGACGTGTTTATGGAACAATCACCGGCTATCAATCACAAATACATCCCACGTCACGCCATCCGTCTCTCCACTGGGACCGTTTTGGTGGCTGTTGAACATACCACAGTCACAGAGAACAACACAAGAGTCTATAGGACGGATGTGGATGGTGTCACAACGAGTGTGGAGGTGGACTCCGTACCATCATCGACATTGTTATCCAATAAACGTTTTCCAACGGTTATGGAGCTTCCAAATGGCTCCATCAATTTGGCGGTGTGGGTGATTGATGACATCAAAGAATTGGCCAATGTATACATTTACAAATCCATTGACGATGGAGTGACTTGGACATTGGTATCATCTCGTGCACTTCCAGAGGATGTCGATGTATCGTCAACTTTTGGCGCTGGAAATGATGGATTTGAACTCCAACCGCTCACGATGGCCTCCACAGCCAATCAAGTCCTCCTATTTGCAGCTATCAACCTACACGACACGACTCCAACATTTGGATCACGTGTGAGACAATATGGATCCACCAATGGTGGTCTCACCTTCAAATTTGTTGATGAGAGTGAGAGTGGAGATGGATCACATTTCTATCTCCCACAAATAGTGGAATACAATGGAGTTTTGATCATTGGTTATATATCCAGTGCAGACTCGATTGAGTTTACACGAGTATCCAACGCTTTTGACAGTGTATTTGATCAATTGGGACTCATCCCAGCGGACTCGATTAGTGGGAGTTTTGCTGTTGGAACTTCCAATCGGTTGACTGGTGGAGATTGGACATTGGCATTGGATACGGATGGACGGATTTATATATACATCAACAAACTCTCCAAAACCATCATCCATGGTGGGTATTCGGATTTGGCTGGTGTCAGTGTTGAGGAATACGCCAAAAAATGGTATCAATATGGTGATAAAACTGGGACGTTTGCCAATAGTCGAGTCATTGAGTTTGAGACACCCACCAACGCCGGTGGAGGATGTCAAAACATCAAAGCGGTCGCCGGTCAAGGTGAGGTCCTTTTGTTTTGCAACTGGGAGAACATTGGGACCAACAGTTTTGGAGATGGTCTCCACGTCATCACATTGGGTGGATGGTCATCTCAACAGTATGGACGATTGGCACCATATCCACTCGATAATCAATGGGGATATGATCTCAATACGTGGACACCATTTGACGAGCCTCAACAAAATAGTCTATGGACACAAACCGTCACCGGAGCGGCCACGGATGTATTGGGTGGAGATCATATCACACTCAACGCCGCTGGGAGTGATGTCATTTATTACTCCCAAGGGGTATCCGACAAAACCAATGGAGTCACACTCCACACCAAAATCACCAATGTGACTGGAGGGACCACCACACGTGGGACGGCGATTGGAGTCCAAATCCAAACCCAATCATCCACGGACACATATCATTTGGAGATTGTGGTTGGTTCCAATCGTATCCATGTCTATGATGTCCACGCCGGATATGGGACACCGGTTGGAAGTGCAACCGGGCTAACTCTCACCAATGGGATCCAAATCCTTTGTCATTTGGATAACACCACCGGAGATGTCCACGTTTATTTTGGAGACGCCTCGAGTCCTCGCCAATACCAATCAATCACCGGAACATTGACCACCGATCCAAATACCACTCAAGAGATATATTGGGGATGTCCCACCGCTGGTGGATCGGATAGGACTGCAGATTATCACTTTTTCTCATATGGATTGGGAGAGACTGTTGGATTGAGTTGGATGGATGGTGATCTCAACTCCAAACAATACTCACCTCGAGGATTTGACACCCAAATCCGTGATGGGTTGACCATCTCCACATTGGATGGACCGGCTCGAGAGGGTGACGAATACACATTGACTCCACAATTTGGATCACCCATCCAACGGACTCTCCACACCGTCTCACCATCTCCAAAGGTTGGGTGGCGCTCCGATAGTGTAACGGATCCAGATACAACCGCCGTATCTCAAAATTCAATAGCATGGTATATTGACACGACTCTCAAAGGGACAGCCGTCACCCATACGGAGTCCCAAGCGATTGGAATCCACTTGACTGGTATTAACTTCAAAGAGTTTTTTGTTGAGACCCACAATGGGTCAACATGGGTCAAGGTGGCAACCGTTGACAATAGTGTTGGAGGTGCGATCGCTTTTGGACGTGTTGGAGCGGCTATCCACTCCACTCAAGCCAATGGACCATATCTCCACCACAATGAGTGTCATGGATGGTCCGTTTTGTTGGATGATGGCGCCGGTAATGTGGTCCAACGTCGTATCCAATCCAATGGAGATGGAGTGTTGGCCAATACCTCATCCAAAAAGGCATATCTCACCATTCAAGGAGTCAAGGCGACCGATCCCACGAGTGGGACCATGACTTTGATACCAAGTAACATCACAGTTATTATCAATGAAAATGAGATGAGTGGTTTTAGAGTCGCCATATCGAGCCAAAAGACTGCCGAAGGTTATTTTGAGATTGGGACAATGGTGGCGGGTCCATTGATGATCACGGGTCCACAATATGGACGTGGAAGGACCATCCAGATTGAGTCCAATGTGGTGGAGTCAACGGCGCCCAATGGTACCGTGTACACTTCAAGCCGTGGAGATGATGGTCGTGTGGTTCGAATAGCCTGGACGGATGGTGTGGACACCAGTGCACTCAATGCCAATCAAGCCGCTCCCAATCATTATGAACTGTACACGGGTCAACCAATCGCCGCCAATGGTAGCGCTCCCACAATGATGATGGGTCTCATCCAATATGTCAAATCCTCACAAAATGCCATCGTATATCTCCCACACATCGCCGTTGGTCCTTCCACTGAGATTGTGTTGAATAGATACCACAATCAAATCCTCTCCACCATTGGGACGGAGATCCAGATTGATCATGTGATTGGTGATGAGTTATTGGATGGTGATCGTGGTGAAGTGTTTCGAGTCTCCACGGTATTGTTGAGAGAGGTGAGATGATGTTGGGGTTTACCAATATCCAATTGATGGGATCAACACCAATATTTTGTGTGGAGTTTGTTTGGGGTGGACGGGTCCACCGTTACGCAACTCATGACATCACACTCCAATCCAATGATGGTCCACTCCAATATCTTCCATCCATTATGGATTTTGATTTTGTAGAGAGTGCGGATTTGATGTCCATTGATGTTGAGGCGAATATTGTGTCCATGGGTCTCATCATGGAAGATGTGGATTTGTTGGAGAGGTGGAGTCAAGGTGACACCATGGAAGGATTGGACGCGGAATTCTTTTATGTTCTTATGAGATATGATGTGGCTCAACAGAATTTTGAGGACCGTGTCATTTTATACCGTGGACAAATCCAAGAGCCACAATTTGGAGATCCAAATCAATTCTCTCAATTTGTGACGATATCCATTGAGGCTCAACCGTTTGACTCCAATCGTCTTTTGATGGATTCCAACAAATACATTGACACAAGATTTGTGGAAAGAGACATTGACACCGGAGATGGTAAACCGTACCCCATCATTTTGGGATCTGCTGGTGGTGCGATTCGAACCACCGAAGGAACCACAAAAAACATCCACGCCCTTCCAGCTTATTGTTTTAAAAAATACGACTCCCATGATGGACGTTTCATGGTGTCCGGACATCCAATCACCGCCACAAGTGCAGTGATCCAGGATGATAACTATGAGACCACCACCAAAACAATTGAGTTTGATGATGATGGACGGGGTAACATTTACGGATATATCCCATTGGTTCCATCCGATAACGTAGCAATACCGGGTTATAGTGGCTCGGGTGAGTCTCGTGAGTGGTGGGTGTACTTGACTGGAGGCGGTGGATTGGTCAATCCCTTTGGGGATGGTGATCTTCAAGGCGCTGGAGATATTTGTCGTTGGGCACTTCAACGGACTGGACAATTGATTGATGATGGCGCGTGGGCGAACTTATCACCCATACTCAACCAATATAACTTTGAAGGATATATCAATGACCCAAAGATCACGGCGTGGAGTTGGCTCAATGGGAACATCCTCCCATTTTTACCAATCACGGTCCGTATGGGACCAAATGGATTGAGACCAGTTTTGATCCAAATGTGGGCACTTACACACGTCCAATCAATCAAATCCATCATCATTGACGATGATTCCAATGTAACTCAAATATCACCCATCAACACCACACGATCCACGTCTCAGTTGGTCAATGAGTTGACATTGAGATGGGGAAAACGTGGATTTGATCAAGAATACACATCCATGGTTAGGGTCACCAACATCAAGTCCGAGGAGTACGATGTTGTGAGTGATTATTCCATCATGTCCGTCAACCGTTATGGAGTCAAACCCATGGCAATCGATAGCGATTACATATATGACAGGGACACCGCAATCAAAATAGCCATGGACATGGTAAGATCCAAATGTCTTCCAATCAACACCATTGAGGTGGATGTGGATATGGAGTTGGGGTGGCTTCAGGTTGGAGACGTGTTGGATGTGACGGCTCCAAAAATATATCTCACCAATCACAAAATGATAATCATATCCAAACGGTGGATCGATACACGATGGAGATGGGAGTTGGCTTTTGAGATGAACCCACGACAATGACACCCAATGTCATCATGGATGACCATTGACATAAAATGGAGTATATTGAGACCATGATCGTATTTTTGGACCGTCAACATCATGGAAAACCAAACCGGTGGAGTGATTGTGGAGCCGTCAATGATGGCGTCCATGAGACTCGATTGACGTCTCAATATATCCATCATTGTGAGTGGAAGTTGAGAGACCATGGGATTGACGTTTGTGTGATCTCAGATGGATACTATTCTCAACGACATGAGAGGGTCAATAAATACGCTCAAGGTCATGATCGGTCAGTATATGTGTCATGTCATGTAAACGCCGGATCCGGAGACTATGGATCGGTATTTTATGACCATAGATCCACGAGTGGAGAGATGTTGGCGAATTGTATAAAACAACGACTTCATGAGTGGTGTGGACCTTTACACAACAAAACCAAAACCATCGCCGCTCGTCCAGATCATTGGACCTCCAACGCTTACAACACCATCAAAGGAGTTGGAGCACCCGTGGCGGTATGCTTTGAACCGTTTTTTATTGATTGTGAAAATCACAAAGAACTCATGACACCTCATGGATGTGAGTTGGTTGGAATATCTTTAGCCGTTGGAATCAAATCTTTTTTATTGGAGTAAAATCATGGACTGGAACAAAATCAAAATGGTCGCCGCTATTCTCAAAGCCATCCAACCAATCATTTGGGCTTTGGTGGATGATATCATTGAAGCCAAAGACAAAGAGAGTGATGGTGGTGAGAAGATCACCAAAGAGGAGCGCCAAAAAATCATCCTGGACAACCTATTGGACATCCCAGCCAAAATCGAACCAATCATAAAAGGGTTGTAATTATGGGATCCGATCAAATCATGTCTCTACTCATGCAAGGTGGACCCAATGTGGCTTTCGCCATGTTTTTGTTGTGGCAATACAAAGAACAACAAAAACGAGCGGATGACCGTGAGACCAAAAACGAGGTCCGAGAGAAGGAATTGCGGGAGAGATACGACAAAATCATTGGAGACCTCTACGCACGAGAGGACGCCATGAGAAACGATATTGTCAAAGAGATCAGCGATTTGGACAAACGGATGAGTCTATTGGAACAAAAGTTGGATATCATCAACAAAGTGGTTGAGGAAATCAAAGCCAAATTTTTGAGGGTTATGTGATGCCAATCATAAGGGTAAAAGGTGGATACAAAGTCCAAAACACTTCCAAGGTGCATAGAACAAAGAGAGCCGCAATGAGACAACTTTTGGCAATCAAAGCAAGTCAAGCCGCCAAAGGTAAAATCAAAAAGTCATCCTATTGATTGTTTGAGAGTCGTATCATTTTGATCAATGCGTCAACATCCATAACACTCATATATATATGATCGTTACCAATCAAACGAGCGCGATCCAATTGTTGTTTGATGGCTTCAATGTCCGGCGTGTTTCCAATAGTGCTATAGATACACCGTTTGTATAATCTTACAAGGTCCTCAACGTCCTTTTGTGCGGTGTGTGCGTTATGATGGGACCAACCAAAAAGAGTCCTTAGTTTGGACATTTTGGCGCTTTCGGTTGGGATGTGTTCCCATACTAAAGTTTGACTATCCAATTTCCTCCAGGTGATTTTTTTACCCATGGTGGATTTGATTTGATGGTCTAACCAATACCAATCGAAACTCACATTGTGAGCGCAAAAAATTCCATATTCTAAAATCCGAAATATCTCACCACATACATCCTTCCAATATGGAGCCATAGACCATCTCTCATCCGTATATCCATTGACCTCCAACGCTTTTGGGTGGGCAAACTCTAAGAACTGGGGTTTGATGTATGTGTGATATCGATCGGATATGGTTTGACCGCCATCTCTGGAGGTCCAAATACACACCTCAATAATCTCCCCTATTTTCCAATCAAAATGGGTGGTCTCAATGTCAACAAAATGGATGGGATAATTTGGGTTTTTCATTTTGCACCGCGTCAAAAGGTTGATGGGATATTTTTATCATATTTTTTGGGGTCCGGTGCTACCGAGACAATATTGATATATTAAATAAAATGTAAATAAATATTGGCTATACTGTAAAGAATACTATACAATATAAGTATAAACAAACAACACAACAAACATGGAGTCTCAAATGACATTATCAAAAATCCAAGAACTAGCAACAAAAAACAACCTCAAAGCCGAAATCAACAAAGATGGATCAGTTTGGATTTATCTTGAGTATCGTGACAATCTTTATGGAAACAACAATTTTGAGATTGAAATTTTTATGTCTGAAGCCATCAACATGGGAGCCAAAAAACTTTCCTCTGTTGATTTGACACAATGCCCAGTACCAATGGGTTGTTTTGCTCGTATCGCTCGCCGTCTTACAATCAAATAATCAATCAACAAAGGAGAGATCCAATGGTCTCTCCACTACCAATGGAGTCAATCATGGTACAAATCACCAAAGCACAAATCGAACAAGCCACAAAGATCATAGTGGTCACATACACCAGCTATTTACAAAAATGGTATCCATATTCACTTGAGAATTTTGAGAGAATCATTTTGGATATGGGTAACATTGAAAACATAGAAATCATTGAAAAGGGAGAATAAAATGAAACAAAGAATCAAAGACACAATCACGGGAACAATTTTGGTGTTTCTCGCCTTTTCAACCGTACCGCTTTCGTTTGCGATGATGGTTTGGATGTTGGGGGTATAAAATGAAAGAATATACTTTTGATGAAATACACAACATGACAAAAAAAGAAGTTGAAGAACATCTCCAAGAACTTCTAAAACGCCGAAGAAAAGCCGATCAAGAAAATGACATAATGGAGTCCCAATGGGTAAGCCGTACAATTGATTGGCTTGAAAGGCTTCTAAAACACAAAAAATGGGAGTAGAAGTGACCACAGGACAAAAACTCAAAATGTATATGGATGACATGGGGTGGAGTGTTATTGACCTCCACCGTCTCACACTCATATCCATCAAAGATTTGAAGGATATACTATCCGACAAAAACAAACACACAATGAATCAACTCATGATCATTGTGAACAAAATCAACCTCAAACAACCAAAACAAAACCATTGGACAATCAATCAAAACAAAGTCCAAATAACTCACAAAGGGAGAAATCATGGAGAGTAAACAATTCGAATGGATGAAAAACAAAGGATACATCGTGAACCTCAAAGGGAAGTATTTTGTAACCTTCCAAGGTTTGGTCACTGTAGCTCACAACACGGGTCTCATATCGATTGAGACAACATGTATCCATGATGATTGGGAGAAGGGTCATTTTGCCTTTAGTGCCACGGTCAAGGGTATAAAAAAGGATAGTGATCAAGTGGTGACATTTACGGATCAAGGTGACGCCACGACAAAAAACGTCAATCGAGGGATTGCACCACATGTCCGGCGAATGGCTTCCACTCGTGCCATTTGTCGAGCGTTGAGATTGTACACGGGTATATCATACACAAGTAGAGAAGAGTTGGGAGGTGACGAATGACGGTTGAGATAAATCAAAAAATAATGGAAGTTATTGACCATCTAGCATCAAAAAAGGAAGTGCCATGGATTGAAGTGGCTCGAATCAATAATGATGGGGTTGAGGATAATTGGGCGCGTGAGCTTTATCACCCTTTAAAAATGGATGTTGCTGTTCGTACTTGGGAAAAGTACATCCAGACACATCCGAAAAGTGAAATAAAATTTCACATTGACTATGACTATGGTAACCCTTTTGAGTTTGATGATTTTAGTTATTACACAGACATCATTGATATTGGGACAACTATTTTGACAATTGCTGAAATCATTGAAGTATATGGCGGTGATAAATGAAACTATCAAAAAAATTTTGTTGGGACACATTCCAAAGAGCCGCCAAGAACAGACAAACAAGTTTTTACACCGATGGATGGATGTATGACATCATTTACATTGGACATGATGGATATATGATTGACAACAAAAGACGACCAGACACAACAGACATAACAAATTGTAATCAATTTGATATTGCAAATATCCCAGATGGGACACCATTATATTTAAAAGATGAACAATACAAACCAATACCACAGAGAGGACATAACAAATGACAACAAACGAAAGATCATACATCAAACATTTTGGAAGAGAAGCAAACACCGCTCGAAAGCCACAACTCGATAAAATATTTCATGAGGACAAAAATATTGGACAAGTTGAGACAATGTGGAGCCCATTGGGTAAATTTTGGATTTTTACAGGAAGGATATTCAATACCGAGATGGGGACGTCTCTCAAGTTGGATCATGATAACTTTGAGGATGCTTATCAATGGGTAAAGTCACGACATTTGGAATATCGCCGCCATGAGTCATTTCCGGTCTATTTGGAGTACATGTTGAGTGATATGGGAATATCCAAAACTCATTTGGCTCATCATCTCAAGGTTAGCCGCCAAACGATCCATGATTGGCTCAATGGTGAGTATCTTCCAGACGTTCCCAATTTTATTAATTTGGCTCGTTTCTATGCTTCTTGGACATTGGTGGACATCAATACACTTTTGGTGGACATGAGTGAGTCAATCGTATAAAAGAAAAAAGATGGAGGACGCTGGCCGGCTTCCTCCACCTTCAAACAAATCAATACAACAAAGACACCAGGAGTATCAACCAAATGTCTGGAATAAATATAACACTTTTTGACTCAATCCACCAACGACGTGGACAAAAAATCAACATGGATGTGGAATCCATTTGTCGTGGATTGTCAACACCCATCCACCGATCCATTGAGGACAAATCCAAACTCCCTTTGTGGAGTCCCACCATCTTTGATGGAACACGGTCCACCGCCAACGCTCAAACCATCTCAATGTTGGTCTATGACATGGATGATGGAGACTCAACATTTGACATGTGGTGTCTCTTTGCTCAACGAGGTTGGACCACCATAGCACACACCAGCGCCTCACATTCACCATCACACCACAAATATCGTGTGATCATTCCTTTGGCGGTCCCACTTCCAAAATCCGATTGGGACAAAGTTTGGCGGGCTTCCTTTGAGTTATGGATGGATGTCATTGGTGTGGGAGTACCAGACACCAAAGCCATCAAGGATTTGGCGCGGGTCTACTTTCGATATGGATGGACAAAGGAGTCAAAAATGGAGACCATGGATGGATCAAAAATATGGCTTCAATCCCATCCATGTCATCCATCTCAATATCATCGCGGTGGATATTGGATTGGAAAACCGTTGGAGTTGAAATATGACCATATCAAACTCCCCAAACCAAAGCCGAGACCAACCGTTGACCGAACCAAACCCCAAACCCTGGACAATGCTATGATGGACCCACAGTTGAGACAATCCGTTGGACTCAACGCGGGTGGATCCATGGTGGGTGGATATATCAAACATATTCCATGTCCATCATGTGGACGGCGCTCGGTTTATTTTTCAATAGACCCATCCACAGCCAACTCGACAAAATGGCCATCATGCAACCACGCGAACTCATGCGGCTGGTGGGGTAAACTGGAGACGTTATCATGACCGTAAAAATTGGATCACTTTTCGCCGGAATAGGCGGTTTTGAGTTGGGATTGGAGAGATCGTGGGTAAATGCTGAGACCATTTGGCAAGTTGAGAGAGACACATTTTGTCAAACCATTCTCTCAAAACATTGGCCGCAATCAATAATATATAATGATGTAAAAGACATCACAAAAGACAAAGTCAAGCCCGTGGATGTTTTGATTGGTGGTTTTCCATGTCAAGACATCTCCACAGCTGGAAATCAAAAGGGAGTACACGATGGAGAAAAGTCGAGTTTATGGTGGGAAATGTGGAGAATTATTGGCGACCTTAGACCAAGAATTGTCATCATGGAAAATGTTGCAAACATCATTCGATTGGGCGGCGCCGATGTTGTTGGAAGTCTTGCCCAAATCGGGTATGACTGTGAGTGGACGGTTATTTCCGCTCGTCAGTTTGGAGCGCCACACCTTAGAGAGCGTTGGTTTGGTGTTGCCTACTCCCAGAGCTTACGGGGGGACATTTATCGAGAATCCACAAAAGAGAGCCAAAAGAAAAGAAAAACACGGGTCCATCCCGGACTCATTGGGGAACAGTATATTGCAGAAGGTCCAAAACGGTCAAATCCAACTATCCACACCCACGGTCAACGATTCAAAAAACAATCCCTCCACACCCAGTCAATGGAATCAAAACAACTCCATGAGTGTGGAGATCGCCAAAATCATGGGAGTGACAAAGGACGAGGCTATTGGAAAACAACTCCGTATCCATCACCATTTTGTCGAGTGGATGATGGGATTTCCAATCGGGTGGCTCGATTGAGGGCGTTGGGTAATGCTATTGTCCCACAGTGTTCTCAATGGGTGGGTGATCAAATACTCCAATCCGGTCTATTGGATGACTTTTTGGAGGATAAATGATTACATACAAAATGGAAAACATTACACTCCATCACCGTGACTGTTTGGAGGCTATGAGAGAGATGGAGACCAATGCTTTTGATTTGGCTATTGTGGATCCACCTTATGAGTTGGGAACCGTGGGAGCCTATAGAGGCGCGGGGAAGTTATCAAAACGAGTCCTCAACACTGACACCAAAATCCAACATTGGGACAAATCACCATCAATGGAGTATTTTGAGGAGTTGATGAGAGTATCCAAAAATCAAATCATTTGGGGTGGAAATTATTTTGATCTTCCACCTTCCAGGTGTGTTATTGCGTGGGACAAGTGCCAACCGTGGACCAACTTCTCTCAATGGGAGATGGCTTGGACATCATTCTCAAAGCCGGCGGCATTGTTTAAAAAGGACAATCGAACAGGTGGAAAGATCCATCCAACTCAAAAACCCGTTGAGTTATATGAATGGTTATTGTCAAAATATGCCAATGAAGGGGACACCATATTGGACACCCATTTTGGAAGTGGTTCCAATGGAATAGCCTGTCATAATATGGGATACACTTTGACAGCTTTTGAGATTGATGGTGATTACATCACAAAAACAGTCAATCGAATTAAAACCCACCAAATACAACTCCAATTTCCATGGTGATCAAATGATATATGATATTTCAATACCAGCGGGGTCCGGTCCATTTGGTCATTGGCTCGTTACCAGACTAGCAACAAAGGACATGAGAGTGGATGATTTGGCTTTCGCTTTGGGTGTCACACCTCCCACGGTAAAAAGGTGGTGTCAAAATCCACAAAGTCTCAAAATGATACAAATAATACAAATCACAAATGTTTTGGTGGACGATTCCGTTTTGTGGAAAGTTACATTCAACAAAGCCGTCAACATCATTGTGAAATCATACGACCCAAACAAAGCAATCAACAATTACAAAAATAGGAGACTTTCAGAATGACAACAGACAAACAAAAGGAGGCACGGAAACGACTCAAAGAGATGGCCGAATCTTTGGGGATTCGAATGGTGGACGATGTGGACGCCACTTTGGATCCAACACTTCCAATGGGAGCCGATCCAGGTACATGGGACAAACTTATCAAACCCGTGGCACAATACGACGATCATGGAAACCTAAAAAAACCAGTTAAACCACGGACCAACAGAATCAACACCAATCTCATTTTGGAGAATGATCCACAATACAAATCACTTTGTTTTTGGGAACATGCCAATCAAATCCTTTGGAGAGGTCAATTGGTGAGTGATGATGTGATTGAGGAGATGGCTTTGGATATGGAGGTCCGATATCGCTACACGGTGACCAATAAATCATTGGAGGGAGCCGTTTTGAGAGTATCCCACATGAGAGTCCACACACCTATCAAAAATTGGTTGGAATCTCTTCCAGAGTGGGACGGTGTCAAAAGGATTGAGAATCTAGCCGAGGATATTTTGATGTGTGAGACGGTGGACGAGTACAGACCATTGATCCAAAGGATGTCCGCTCTCATGTGGATCTCGTTTGTGGCTCGTATATATCAACCAGGGTGTCACGTCCACACACTTCCAATTTTTGTGGGTCCAAAGGGTGTGGGGAAGTCGATGACGATGGAAATCATGGCGGCTAAATACTTCAACCGCTCGGACATCCCAATTGGAACCAAAGACGCTTTGGAGAAAATCCATCAAAGTGGGACATGGATTTGGGAGATTGCAGAACTCAAGGACCTACAAGGAAAATCCGCGGATCTTGCCAAACAATTCTTTTCTACGAGTGAGGATTTGTATCGTCCCAGCTATGGCCGTCTTCCAGTCAAAAGAAAACGGAGGACATGTTTTGTGGGTACGACCAATAACTATCAATTCATGGATGACGGTCCAGAGCGACGTTTTTGGGTGTTCAAAATCCTCTCCAAAATCAACATCCAGTATCTCCAAACCCATCGAGAGCAAATATGGAGTGAGGCGGTTCACTTCTACAAAACCGGAGTCAAATGGTGGTTGGATCCAGAGTTTGAGGAGATGTTGAAGGATTATCAAACCGCTTTTCTCGTGGATGATCCGTGGGCTTACAAGGTTCACAAAATCATGACGGAGCGTGGAGACGGAGCACACGACACCACCACCAATGACATTGTGGAGGCGCTCGATCTTCCAATGCACATCTCCCACACTGGTAACGCCAAAAGGATAGCCCACATCATGACATTGTTGGGATACGAGTCCAAACGACGTGGAAAAAATAGAGTGTGGAAGTTGGTCAAATAGTTATCCACAGAGTTATCCACAGGTGTTGATACATTTGTGGATATATTTTGTGTAAAAAACAAGAAAGGGAGCCGATTTGGCTCCCCTTTTGTTAGTCGAGATAGATAAAGACTGGAGTTGAGTTTTGGATGGATACTGAAGCACTTCCAGCCCAATACCGATACAATCGGGCATTCTCTTCCAAAGCCTTTTTGGCTTGCTCAACCGTTTTGAACTTTGCAAGGATCGCCCGTCCAGCGACGACCGCGTACTTGTTACCACGTTTAGAAACTTGTGCAACTCTTAGCTCAATTGATGATTTATACATAATATACTCCATGTTGTGATTGATTTTGTTTGACCAGCGATTTCAAAGATCATAACCTCTTTGGTTATACATATATTGTATAGTATTCTTTACACATTGCAAACAAATAATAAAAATCACACGTCATTCACACCCATTTCACCCCTTTTTCACACGTGTTTCACACGTATTTCACACCACGACAAATCTCCACAATTCCCATAAAACCGATATAATACACAAAAGGGAGTATATAATATATGATTTTTTATCTAAAAACTTTTTTTATTTTGTAATTACATTGTTGATGTAAGTTGAAGCGGTGCAAATGGTAAAAAGTGGTTGTTTTTGTTCTATGGTGTCACAAATATGGAGTGAATAGAGTTTTGTGGTACGTGTGAAACTGGTGTGAAACTGGTGTGAGAGATTTGTGGACCATCATTGGTGGATATGTGTTAAGGTGTGGACATGAAAAGAGCCTCCAACACATTTGGAGATTGGATCCGTTTCCAACTCCAAAACCATCAAATTACCATTATCAATCTCAGTGATTACAGTGGGATCCATATCCGTAAACTTTACAGGATTATCAATGGAGAAAACAAATTGTATCATGAGGATTGGATTTGGTTGGTGGAATGCGTTGGAGATATGACCAATCAATCATTGACGGATTGTGTCATTGATTGTGTTGAATATATGAACCCATCAAAATGAGATACAATGAGTTTGAAGTTTTGCCCAATTTGTGGATGTAATCCATGTGATTGTCATCCAAATGGAGTCCATCATGGCACAAAATATTTTTATCCCAAGTCAAGATCGATCCGCTCACAATCGAATCGAAAGAGCTATCCCCAAATTTATGGCTCGTTTTGGAATGGCATTGGATCAAGCCACCGCGGTCGCCATCCGTTTGGAATCGTTGGGGCGACTCAAAACCAGTGGAGCGCCAATCAACAAACCCAAAGCCACAAGAGGTCTCCCAATACCGGTCCAACCGTTGGCGGTACTCCAAGCCATCCAAGCGATGAAAAGAGACAACACACCCAAAACCACAGTCATTCGAGAGAGCACGGATGGCGATTTTTATGACAATGCGTTTGAAGCCTCCAGAGCAACACGACGACCCACACAATCCAACAGATTGAGATCACGGGTAACACGGGGGAGATGACATGGACAAAGGGAAGAAACGATGAAACCTTTGTATATCATTGGACCTTATGAAAAGGATCCAGAAGAGTGGACAAAGCGACTCACCACAATCACACGAATGGTGAGCACGTCCCACAAGTCTCATGAGGTTGTCATCATGTGTCCACATCCAATGATCCATCTCAATGGATATGGTGACACCATCAACGCCATCACACAAAGTCTCAATGGATTGATGATGGCGGCTCATTTCGATGGTGGAGAGTTATGGATTGTTTTGGATGATCAAGGTGAGTACACAATGGAGATGGAGTTGAGTGTTGAGATGTGGAGTATTTGGAAGCCCATCGAGTCAATCAATGAGATGAGATATTGTGATTGGATCAAACATTTGGAGAGTGTATGGCACGAATAGACAAAAAAAAACTTAAGTGTAACAAACCACGCAAGTTGAGACCTGGTGAGGATGGCTATGGCAAAAAGAAAATGGTTGTCAAAGGTTGCAAGGGTGGAGAGGAGAAGTTGATCAAGTTTGGCGCGGTTGGATATCGTCACAACTACAGCGCCCGAGCAAATGAAAATTTTAGAGCTAGGATGAGATGTGACAAAGATCCAGCCTCAAGGCTGGAGGCTCGTTATTGGGCTTGTGAGTCATTATGGAAGCGCCGAAAGAACAGGACATCCAAATGATTATCAAAATCCATAACTATGGAAAGATCCCAGCTAAAAAAAATAGAATGAGGATATACAAACAAAGGATGATCAAGGATAAGACCGTAAGAACCTTTGAGGCTATGTTGAAACAAAGAGCGATTGAAATCATGACATTGATTGGACATCCAGTGATTGAGGGGCCGGTCAAACTCCATTTGGATGTCACCTTTGGTGATCGTCGCCGCCGTGATCTTCAAAATCTTTTTGGTTCGGTTTGCGATTCTCTCAATGGTATTGTCTATAATGATGATCATCAAATCCAAAAATTATCAGGTTCCAAAATGTACAAAAAGAATCATTGGGAATATACTATTACCATCACAACTCTCAAAACAAAAGAGGACATGGATGGGAAATAAGAACAGCGGCCGCCGTACTCCACAGATCAAACCGTCACCAGACCAATCGAGTTTTGGGATTTGGTTGACATCGTATCTCTCCAAACACAAACTCTCCATCATGGATTTGTCCAGATCGACGGGTATAACCGATCGAACTATAAGAGATTGGATTGATGGGGTAAACTTTCCAAAGATTGGACCATTGTTGGAAGTCGTTGAGGTCATCTCAAAACTTGAATGTTGTTTTATCGAGACCATATTGATGGAGGCCATCCAAACACACGACAATTTTGTGATGGCTAAACGTCGAGAGGTCAAACACTACAGCACCCACACCGCCTAGGGTATAGGTGTGTGATAATTTTTGGAAAGGGGGGCGAGGTGCTGACA